GTTGGATACAGTTCAGTAGATTCTAAAGATAAAGCACAACGGTTAACCGGAATGTCTCTGGCTAAACGTGACTTACAGAACCACTTTGCTATACGTAAAGGGGAGAAGTGGACTAACCCAGAGTTCGGTAGTAACCTTCCACTGTATGTGTTTCAACCACTAGACGACATAACTGAACGTGCAATCAAGGATGATGTATCAGCAGTTGTAAACTATGATCCCCGATTTACTGTACGTGATGAGATATGTACAGTGGATAAGGATAGTCATACCGTAACGGTCACAGTTTTATTAAACTATCAGCCTACGGCTACAGCTACTGAACTTGCACTAAAGTTTGACAATGAATTTAGAGAGCAATTATAATGGCACAGAAACCAAGACAAAACAAATTATTTGCCGCAGAAGACTTCAGTACTATATACGAGAGTTTCATTAATGCGGACCTTAAATCCTATGACTTTGATACAGTGCGTACAGCGATGGTTGACTATGTCAGAAAAACTTATCCGGAATCATACTCAGATTGGGTTGAATCTTCTGAGTTCGTTTCGATCCTAGATATAGTTGCTCAGTTCGCACACAACCTAAGTTTTAGAATCGACTTAAACAGTCGTAACAATTTTTTAAGCACAGCGGAAAGACAGGAAGCCGTACTTAAACTAGCAGACTTCCTGGGCTATCGTCCAGTACGTAATCGTAGTGCAAATGGTTTACTTAAGGTAAGCTCAGTACGTACTACACAACCAGTAGTGGGTAGTGATGGTACTAACTTAGGTAGTCAGGACTTTCGCTTTGAGGATGGTACAGGAGTAGACAATTACCTAGCAGTAATCAATAGCTTGTTTGCACAGAGTAATAAGTATGGTTCACCCAAGAAGCAGGTAATAGAAGACAATGTTACCACACAATGGTACGATGTTAATAACACTAGCGAACAAGTTAAGTTCACTACGAGTGGCGTTGCCAACGGCAACAACACTCAATTTGATATAGTATCAGCTGGGTTTGACACAGCAAGTGATAAGCTAACAGAACAAGAGCCCAACCCATATGGTGCGTTCACTATAGTATATAAGAACGATGGACGTGGTGTAACATCAGAGAACACAGGCTTCTTTGTTAAGTTTGCACAGGGTAGTCTACAGTTTGTGGACACAGTAATTAATAGCACAGTATCAGGACAAACCATAGACATAAATGTCAACAATATCAATGAGGAAGACGTATATGTTCAGACAGTGGATGAAGCTGGTCGTGTACTTAAAAGCTGGAGCAGAGTGGATAATACTTATGGACACAATGAAGTATACAATGCACTACGTAATAACACACGTGACATATACAAAGTATATACTCGAGACAATAACCAGATCACAGTTAAGTTTGCTGACACCGCATTCGGTAACCAACCACAGGGTATTGTTCGTGTATGGTACAGAGTTAGTTTAAACGATACATATGTATTAAGACCGGACGACATAGACACAAATAGAATTTCAATATCGTACGTGGCAGATGACAACATCACATACACAGCTCAGCTGGGTGTGGAGTTAAAGTCCACAGTAACAACAGCTCAATCAGCTGAAACTATTGAGGATATTAAAACCAAAGCACCACGAGCGTATGCGAGTCAGAACCGTATGATTACCAGCGATGACTACAGTAACTTTATATACACTAAGAGTCAAGCAATAACAAAAATTAAATCAATAGCACGTACACATAGTGGACACAGTCGTTATCAAGAGATACAGGATCCCACTGGTGCATACAGTAATCTAATAGTGTATGGCACTGATGGTAATCTGCATCGTGGAGATAATGTTAAGACACTTACAGTAAGCAGAACCAATCCAGAAACTGTTCTGGAGTATTATTTAAAACCAATCCTAAATGATAGTGAGTTTGTTAATCTGTATTACGATAGATTCAGCACAGCATTTAGTGCCTTGAAAACAGATGCTACTGTATATAGTATTAATAGAGTAAGCACAACCAGTGTATTCCTAACGTCAGACGTTAACCCTGGTGTGGTACAGCGAACCGGCGACACAGCAAGTGGCTATCTAAGTTATGTGCGTGTGGGTGCAATGATTCGTTTCAAAGATCCCTCAGCCAACACATATGTATGGGCAAGGGTCACAAACATATTTAATTTTGGTATGGGTGTAGATAATTCAGTAGGGCAAGCCACAGGGCGTACAGTAACGGGACAGGGTGCAATTACATTAGATGCTACCGTGCCTGACGGTTACAACATTGATGTAATATATCCAGCATTTACAAGGCTTTTCGACGGTCCAACTAAAACAACTCTTCAGAGTTTCCTACGTAACCGTCAGGACTTCAGCGTCAAGTATGATTATGTAACAGGAACCTGGGACGTGGATGATAGACTAAACAACCAACAGGTATCAGCACAATCACCAGCTATAGCAGATCCAGTTAACCAGGCATTCCCAGGTGACTTTACTAGAGATGATCCAGACAGTTGGTTAATATATGTGGACTACAATCCCAGCGTGGATCGTTATACAATCAACTACAGAACATCACGCTATACATTTACAAGCAACAACACAGTGTTCTCAAACATATCAAATGAATATGTACTGGACGAACAGAGTCGTAAAAAGAATAGAGACACAGTGGACATCATTGACACAGCTACCAATCTAAAATATAATTGGTTTGTGGCAGGATATGCACTTGACAATAACAAGCAAACCGATTATAATAAGATATTATTAAGTATTGTTGATATTAATAATGATGACAGACCGGACGCTCCGGACATATACAAAAGTATGTCATCAGCATTTGATATAACAAACAGTAACCTTAGATTTGAATGGACACATAAACCAGACGCTAATCAGATAATTGATCCAAGTTTCACCAACATCATTGATGTATTCTGTTTAACCACAGACTATGATGTAAACTATCGTCAATGGTTAACTGATACAACAGGTAATGTGGAACAACCATTCCCACCAACAACAGCGGAACTAAAACAATTATTTTACGACCTGGAAGACTATAAAGCAATGAGTGATCGTGTAATATATCGTCCAGCAAAATACAGAACTATATTTGGTGAGAAGAGTATGACACAAGACAAGGCCAAGTTTCAAGTGGTGCGTATACCAGGCACTAACATAACCGATTCGGAAATCAGAAACAGAATAGTGGAAGCAATCAATGAATACTTTGCATTAGCGAATTGGGATTTTGGCGAGAACTTTTACTTTACAGAACTATCAGCTTACATACACAATCAATTGGTTGGATATATAAGTTCAGTAGTAATTGTACCAGTTGATGCTGAGTCAGAGTTTGGCAGTCTATTCCAAATCAGTACTAGAACAGACGAGATATTAATTCCAGATATCGGTGTAGACAATATCGATATAGTGGATTCAGCAGACAACTTAGGTAACAGTTAACATGGCAAAGTATAGAGCAAACAATCCAAAGCAATCAGCAGATAAGAAACGAATTGGCACAAGGCCAACCACGTATGTAAGTGGACAGGACTTCTTACCACAAGTGTTCCGTACTCCACTTAACGAGAAGTTCATGGATGTCACACTGGATCAGTTAATCTCTAAAGGAGATCTGAAAGATGTTCAGGGTAGCATTGCAACCTCCAACGCAATAACTAATTATACCGATAGTATAACACATTGGAAGGACGTTGTCAACCATATTAGTAACCAAACAGCATCATTTAATTATGGAAAAGCCTTTAGTACAACCAGAGATGTGTACAATCCGCCAATAGATTTAGATAAATTCACCAATTATCAGGACTATAATTGGGTATATGATATGCCTGTATATAATACAACAGCAAATAATACTTCTATTATAGCAGATTTTGACACAAATGTCAAGAGAAAAATTCAAATCACTGATTCGAATGGCACAATTACACCATTTAATGGTATGCTTATACGATTCCTGGACACGGATAACACATATATGGTGGCAGGTCAAGGAGAACGTCCTGAATTAATACCATATGATGTGGAAAGTAGAATAGAATATCCCTTAACACAACGTTATGCACAGAACATTAAAGGCTTCTGGGATAGTGGTAAGGTAATGAAGTTAAGTCGTTGGTCAGTGGATGGTTACCATAAGGACTTTAGACAGCGTAACCCATTCGATATTATTGATGATTATAACACGCTACCCAATCAACCCGCGGCTCTGGAGTTCTGGAGTCTGGATGATGACTGTGGTGTATTCCTAACCAATGGTCAACTGATTATGTTCTCAAGTGAGACCAACAGCGGAGCAGTACAGGGTTGGAATTTAAATAATTATTATACAGTATACTATGTAACAGTTAATTCAGATAATAAAATTAATTTAGAACCAAT